ATTGAAGTCAGTGTTAAAGATGGGTATTCATCGGAGGGTTTCTTAGAACATGGTAAGATACCACAAGATTGGTTGGAAGAAGGAAGGTCACCCATTATGGATTTGTGGAACATTAAAGTTTACCGTATTAAGCAGACATCTGCTAATGGTCAATATACACATGAGGTGTGTTTGCGTTCACACAACGGTAGCGAGTATGTCTCCATCCATGAATTGCTGAACTTCTTAATATCTAAATCACGCGAACATTTTAAAATACAAGAGGATGTAGTAACTAGGAATTCTAATGTGGGAGACCGTATAACAATTTGTGAATGCTGCTCTAGAGTTGACTGCCAAAAAGTTTGTGCTATTAAAGAGCCCGTTTTAGACGAGCTGGATAATCATTCCAATTATGTCGAATGCGTATGGTTGGACATTTTCCGGAAGTGGCTCAAAAGATCGTTTTTGAATCGGTTCTTATGGGCACCATTGGGTTTTAAATCCGATGCTGGCACTTATCAAGCACTCTTTGAAGAGAATGCAGTACCTTTACTATTGGAGGCTTATGAGACGCACGCCTATCACTTTTTATCAATTTTACCACATCTTTTGTCGGAGAAGTACATTATTGATAGCAAGTTTATAGATTTGAATTTCTTTTGTTTGGTGTGTCTGTTTTTGAAGTTTGTTGGCCTCGCCCTAGGTATTCTATATCTAGTGTTACGCTGTTGGACTAATTTATTAGTTTTAATGTTAAGTTATTATCTATTCCATGTTTTTTCCGTAAGGCTGATAATAGGATCGTTACGACTTAAGATTTTGACTTGTCCCGTACGATGTTTTGATGGTATCAAATCGTTGCAATATTATGTGGACAGAAGTAAACCCTACTTGCGTGGGGGGCTCACTATCTCAGCGTGTTTGTACTTAATAAACATGCTCCGGAAGTTTTACCATGGCGTGCGGCGAGAACCACAGGGCAATTTGTGTCCATTGAATGAGACAGAGATATTCCAGAGAGATTCTGAAGTCAATCCCTGGGTTAAGCGTGCCACACCTTTCATATATTCTGAGGTTACAGCCACTAGTACCAGCGAACAGCTGTGTAATAAAATATCCAAAAATTGCTTGTATATGCGGCTAGTGGACGATAATGTTGGAAATGATGTTTCCTGTTTGGTTTTGAGACCTTCTGTAGTGATGTGTCCTTACCACTTTTTCTTTAAGGGAGCAAATATAAGAGGTAGTCGCATAGTTGGGACTCGCGACCCAAATAGTAAGTCGGGACCATATATAACCGTGGAATTTACGCGCTCGGAAAATAAGGCGTATGTGTCTAGCACTCGTATTTATTTGGATGATATAGTTCAAATCGGAGTGCATGATATGTGTATATTTCAGACGTACAATATTGGTGTTCACAGTGATATTATACCATTGATTAGCACCACTCGTGGGTATAATGGTTTAGCTCGTTTTGTGAGGCGATGTGGAGATGGTTCAGTACACATTGGAACTGCAGACGCAACTTCCGGCAATTATGAATACAGACCACAAGGTAGCTTATTGAGAACTATAGCTGGTGTCGGTGGAAATGTAATTTATAATTTTAAGACAGAAAGAGGCATGTGTACTGGGGTCTTAGTGACTGACTCAAAGAAGCCAACGATATTTGGATTTCATATTGCAGGAGTTACTGGTACGGAAAGAGGCGTCTATGTATCACCTTTGAGAAGCGAGATACAACAGTCTGTTGATCTATTGCTTGCTAGTTCAGGTAATATAGACTTGCACTCCAC